ATGCCTCTACAGGCCCAATATATTCTTGATATAGATACAGAACTGCAAGATCTTCCTCTGCTGTCTTTGCTTAGAGCAGAAACATCAACTTTTTTTACGGAAGCCTCGCCGGTGCCATCGCTTTCGTTGGTGAATTTCAGTATTGCTGTTTTTTCACCATCTTGGATAGTCTGACTTGTTACTGTATCAGCCATTATCTACTCCTTACAGCTCAGTTACAGCTGTACGTTCTTTGTGTGCACCAATGTAATCTACGCTCAAGGTTTTTGCAGCAGCAGCGCCATTTTGAATACCGAAAGAAACTGTTAGTTCTTCGTTATCTGGAGCATTTGTGCTAACCACTGTGCCAGCTAATACATTGTTTTGATACACATGAAACTTTTGATCTTTAGGATCATAAACAAAACCTAAAGTCATAAAAGTATCATCTGCCAATGAGTTAGGCAAAGTCAATGTAGATTGTGTGCTATCTTTTTCAACGATAAAGCTAATAGTTGCAGCTCCATCTGATTTTAAAAAGAAGATACCATCTGTTACATCTAATGGTGTAGTATCAGTAAGCTGTAAACCAGCAACAATATCAGATTGTGTTGCATCGTTAGTTTTAAATCTAACGTGAAACGCTAACTGTTTGCCGCTTTCATATTTAAAGCCTTCTTTTACCAACTGAAAAAAGTCATGGTCATTATCGCCAGCAGCATTTGTTACTAACAAAACACCACCATCGCCATCGGCTAAAGCCTCTGTCGCGGATCCTGTGCCATCCTCAGTTGTTGTGATTGTCCAATCGGACGCTAAATAAGTATCAAAATCATTAAAGTATGAATGATACTTGTGTGGTGCGGGAGCTTTTAATTTACCTAATGTTCCGTCAGAAGAAACATTGGTAACACCCGAAGTAAAGTGTGTAGTCATAATCAGCCTCCTATAAATTAGCCATTGCGGACACCATGCCCGCAACAATTAGTTCTACATCTTAGATAATACTACTGAGCGAGTATCTCTGCAACAGGAGGTTGCTTATATGATTTTAGTTGATCTATAGTATCGTCTGCGGTTCTATGCAAAACACCGATACCACCAGCCTGTGTCCAGGCTTTGATATTTGATTTTCTGTCATCTATTAGAACATGACTAGGCCTTGCAAAAGCAGCTTTATCTTCGCCCTTTATGGTTGCTGTGATAATTACTTTTGGATCTACATGTTTTCTTATCCAATAGATTTTGTCGTTAGTCACTACTGTTCTGTTTAAAGAGCCAGAAGCTGTGAGTATTTCCCAATCAATGCCAGACTCTTTGATATAGTTAATGAGTTTAAGCATGCCTGGCATAATCGGTAGATCTCTAAATAAACCTCTGTTACTGAGCTCTATCTTTCTTGAGTCATAGGTTTGCTCGCTGACCAAGGGACCATTTAAGTATTTAGGTCCCTCGACTCCTCTCACGAAATCAGCGAGCACTCCGTCCATATCAACAAATATTTTAGTTATTTGTGTCATGCTATACCATTTTTTACTAAACATTTGTTGTACACATGATTAGCATAGTTGTTTAGTTTGTTTTTAATTTCTTTTTGTTCAGCATCGTGTTTTGCTTGTTCCTCTGGAGTTCTTTGAGGATTGATTTCACACTCAACCTTTACAAGTTTCTGACAATGATGAATTGTCTTGGTTTCACAAATCTTAGCTCTTTGTGCATCAGTCAACTTAGTTTCATCAACATAATTAAGAAAATTTGCAAGTCCTTCTTCTTTAGACCACTGAGGATCTAATCCAATGGTCTTAATATGTCCATCTTCATTTTCATAAAGAACCATGATACCGCTGTAAGTGCTTTTCTTAACAGCGCACCACTTGTCAGTTTTTGGATTCAAAGTCTGGTAACAAAGTCTGTCACCTCTTTTAGTTGTTTCAATCCAATACTTTCTCTTGGTTCTAAGTTTATAACCCCAAGGGTAATCATCAACCACAACTGCGTTGTCAGCTGAGTCTTTATTGTAAATTATATTCTCTATCATTACGCAACCTCCTTTTCGTTGTAAATAAAGCCGTTAATATCAAAGTTGTCTATGGCAACTGTGTCACCATGAGTTTTGTAAATTGGACCAGTTCTGCCAGCACCCATTGGAACTAAGAACCAATACTTGCTGCCGTCAAAAATAACGTCACCACTAGAAGTAGATCTTAAACCCATAGGCTCGCCAGTTCTCTTGCTAATTACAAGATCTGTAGTGACCTTAATTCTTGGATCATAGTCGCCATTAACAATCTTATCGCCGTCAAACTCAAACTCTGGACCTCTTGACCAAGAGCCGTTAATATTGTTGGTTAATTGAAAAGCCTCGTTTATCGTATCGACATCAACCTCCGCTACTTTTGTGTAACCCTTGGTGTTATCACCAAACTTGTTTGCATGAAATACTGTTATCATTTTGCCTCCGTTTTTGTTGTTAATTTCATTTCCCACATAGTTAATATACTAAATATTGCAACTTTGTGCAACTATTTACATACATTATTTTTAATTAATTGCGACCAAAAAAAAGGGCCAATTAAGGCCCTTTAAATTGTAATACTGAGTAATAAAGTGTATTACGACTTCAAATTATGCACCTTGAGATCCATAGATACCTCTCCAGTCGGAGAAGCCAAATGAATATCTTTCTCTTGCTTTATATCTAATGTTGCCTGTAGAGAAGTCTGGTTCCATTGATGTCTCCATTGGAGATCTTTGGAACATTTTTAGACCTTCGCCCATAGCGTTCACAGATGTCATTATAAAGAAAGCATCTGGATCAGATAGATAATGGTTTACAACGTAACCACCAGGTAAAACACCTGTGTTTTTGATTGCGTTGATGTCATTATCAGCTGTGCCAGATCTTTGGTTTGACTGTAATATTCTGTCAGCAACAAACACTAATTGTGGTGGAACCACAAGTTTGTCAGCTTGCACAGAAATAGTTAAACCTCTGTCATCTGTAAATGTAGATATATCAATTAATGCGTCTTCTAATGAAGCCTCATTCAAGTCAGCCATAGTAGTAGCTCTGTTAGCAGCTGTACCTCCACCTGCAAGTGGGTGTGAGCTGTTAATAAGTGATACTCCATCGCCTCCTGTGAAGCTAGATGAGAAAGCATTGTTTAAAACATCGGCACCTTTGACTTCCTTAGTGTTAGCCATAGATTTTGCTAATGCTTTAACATATCGTTTACCCAGACTGTCATAAAGATTATCTTCAACTGCTTCTTCTGTAAGAGCGAAAGCTAACGCCACTGTATCGTGGGTATATCTTGCGCTGTAACTTTCAGATGCGCTGTCAAAAATAACTCCTTGACCTTCTGATTTTACTGGTGCGGAACCAAAGCCGGTAACTAACACCTCTTCTTCAAATGCTCTATTTGAATCCTCAATGACAAAAATATCTTCATACTCTCTGTCATATTGGTCATAGGACATACCGAAAAGTGCGTTTAGACCAGGCTCTAGCTCTTTCGCTAATTGTGCTCTTGAAATAGCCATATTAATTTACCTCGCTTATGCTAAACCAGCACCTTTTTGTCCCATGATGTGGTTTTGAATCACACAAAGAACATTGGTGTTTGACGATGCAACATCGTCGTTATCGGGATCCTGGGAGATGTCAATACATTTGAGCGGTAACGTAGCTGTTGTTGCACCAGTTGTTACATCTAGCTCAAGATTGGATCTTCCAGACTTAGTATCGCCAACAGGTGAACCATCAACAATGTCAAAGTTACCAAACAGATCTGCTACCGGGAAGGTATCATCTGCTTGCACTTCAAACACAATATTTGGATCATCTATGACGCTTGCAATAATATCCGAAGCAGCAATACTGCCAGGATAATAGTTGTTAAAAACTTGTTCGCCCGTGGTTGGATCGGTGTATGAAACTCCGTTAAACACTCCGACAATAGGAACAGTTCCAGTTGCGGTGTGTCTGCCAATTACGCCAGCTGTCAGTTGAGTTACAAGATCGCCTTGAAATATTGGAGTTGTAGCTCCACTTGCGATTCTGTATCTTGACTGACCACCAGAATAAGGTGCTCCGCCCATCTCACGAACAGGTTTTAAACCAAATGCGGCATCTTTATTTGCCATAAGATTTTCTCCTAATCGTTAATTACTTTTTTCCAAAAGTAACATTAGACTTTCTATCGGAGTCATACTTTACATATCTGCTATCTTTTGCGGATTCATTAAACATATTATTGTCCAATGCTTCCTTCTTCATTCTAGCTTGATCCTCATAATAAGCATTACGCTCCTCACGAGTTTCTGTAGGTATTTTCGCCAATAGTAAGCCTTCGCTATATACTAAGCCAGCGTGTCTTCCTGTATCAGCAGTTGGGTAAGAATATTCAGCAGGTAAGTCAGTTCCTCTTACGAGTTCCCAACCCTCTCTGATTCTTCTTGCCACATTTGCTTTATCCTCTTGGCCCAACATGGATTCTCTTATCCAACGATATTCGTACCCTTCTGGTGCCGGAGGAGTTTCAAGTTTTCTTACTGGCCTCCATGGTTGTCTTCGAGTTTGTTTAGCGTGATTCTCGGATTCACGAGATTTTCTGGATTGTATTCCTTCATTATTAGCTTCTGTCATTTTGCCTCCCTGTTAGCTATTTTTTGTTTTTCTTTAGCAACGGATTTCAACCATACGTCATCTGCCATGCCATGCGGTTTAATCCCACGGAGCGTTTCGACTTCACTTTTTGTGAAAGATACGCCGTTCTTTTTGCCTTGTGTTTTTTGCCGACTTCCTACGGAAGCGGAGGCGACTCTTTGCACAGCGGGCCTGCCCTCACTTTGTTCAGCATTATCGGATTGTAAACCCGGATAAACTTTGTAAACTCTTGAATTTAACTCATCATAATACTCTTCTGAGTCTGGTTCATAGCCTTCTTGAACCAAATTTACATGCGTGAAATACGCATATTGTGTTGGTTCAGCATCTTGACCATACCATTGATTTTGTTTTTGCCAACTCAAAGCCTGTTCTGTTGGCTTTGGTTCTGGTTGAGCTTGTTGTACTTGTTGCGGTTGTTGTTGTTGATAAGGAACATATTGCGACTGTTGTGCTGTTTGCTCCTGTTTTTGTTTTGCAACTCTAATTTTTTCTTTTTGTATAGAAACCTCAGATTTTAAACTGTCGGCTTTTGACATAAGATCTGCATCACCAGCAGCGTGAGCTCTTTTGTAAAGGTCATTTGCTTCTCTCTCTTTAGCCTCAACTGCCTCTTCTTCTTTTTGCAGTATAGTTTGTTGTGCTTGCACTGCATGTTGATAGTAATTTTGAACCTCTGCTTCTCTTTGTTGCAAAGCAGCTTCTAATTTTGCAGCTCTTTCTTCTGTTGCACGATTACGCGCGTTAAGTTTATTAATACGTTTAGAAACACTTTTCGTATAATTTTCTAACTCGTCTTCATTTGAAGCATCGGACGACGCTTCGGTTTCAGTCACTTCTACCTCAATTTCATCAACCTCTGGTTGCTGAACTTCTTTTACTTCGTTTTCTGTTGTCATAAGCTCACTATGTCATCTGGATTGAGAATGGTGGCTATTACTTCATCATCATTGATGATTCTAACCTCCGCACCATCTTCAAGTTTAAATCTTGAACCGGAGTAACGTCCAATTAAAACCCATTGTTTTTCTTCACACCAAGGTTCATCTCCAAATCTAGCCTTATCGTTATAGCATTGTGGTCCTTTTTTGACAACATAAGCTACTATACTTGCTAGAGCCTCACGATCTTTTGTTTCTTTTGTAAGTATAATACCGCCTTCTGTTTTTGCTTTACCAGCGTAGGGTAGCACTAACATTCTCCACCCTGTTGGTTGTGGCATACGTTCTAATATTGAAGCATCTAACTTTTCTGGATTTAAAACCACTTCTTCGGGATCCACATAGGCCTCTGCCACTTTTTTTGCCATTATGTTGTTTTCTACTGCTTCTGAACTCATATATCTTTTCCTATATCGCTTATCTCGTTTGCAATATAGTATAAAGCAGAAAGCTCTCCTTGCAAATATTTATAATGTTCTATATCTTTTAGTCCGCCAGACATTAAAGTTTCTTGTATTTGCTTTTCTCTGCTTTCAATCAATCTTTTGATTTTAGCCATTAAATCTATTTCGTCCATTTACGATTTTTTCTTTGGTCTGCCTCTTTTAGCTGGAGCTTTTTTTGTTGGTTTTTTAGAAACTGTTTTCTTTTTAGCTTGAGCTTTTTTAACAACTGGCTTTTCTTCCACAACAACTTCCTTTTCTACAGGTAAGCCTTGTTCAATTTGTGCCATTTTGTTAGCTATTCTTTTAAGATTTGCCTGGTGCTTTTTTTCTTCTGCCTCTTGAGCAGCTTTTAAGTCCTCGGCTTCTTTGATTCTTTCAGCTTTTTTTTCAGCTTTAAGTTTCTTAATCGCTTCTAATTTATATGATGTTGTCATAGTAAGCCTCTTATTTTATTTTCTAATTCAATTAATTTCAAATCAGCATTTTGTTTCAATCTATCGATTGCTACTTCGAGTTTATCATCTGCAATGTCTTTTTGCACACCCATACGCTCTTGTTGTAATTGAGCATCGAGCATTTTTTCTTGTGCTCTTTGCTGTTGTTTTGCCTCAAATTGTTGAGATTCCATATCTAGTTCTTTATCTTTTAGATCTAATTCTTGTTTTCTAATGTCTACTAAAGGATCTTCACTGTTGCTCATTCCTATTGATTGTAAAAACTCACTAGCTAATTGAGCCATGATTGCAGAGCTAAATTGTTCCATGACCATTTGCATTTGTTGCATAATCATTTGTGCTTCTTCTGGTGATACTTGTTGCATTTGTGCTTGTATCTGAGCCATTTGTTGTTTTGTTTCCTCTGGCATTTGTTCTTCTGCCATTTGAGTAGCTAAGAATTGTAAATGTTGCATGCAATGACTAATAATTAAGGCTTGCACTTGTGGACTTTCTCTAACGATATTGGTTAAAAACAAACTTTTGTGTGCCTCTAAATGCGCTTGGTGATTCTGTTCTGGAAAAGCCTGGGCAGGTTGTCCCATCAAAAGTCCAGAGTTTTCAGTACCAGCATCTACTGGTCTTGGTGTCATATCTGGTGGTGGTTGTAATAGTGATTCAACATTATCCACACCCAAAGCAGCATACATTCTGCGATATGCTTCATAAATACCAAGCGGTCCGTGTATTTCTGGATTAGATTGCACCATTTGTAAAAGCTCTTGTGCTAATGTAACTCTTTGACTTTGTGAAAAAATATTAGGATCTGATATAGGAATAATATCTACTCTGTCATCAAAATCTTGTTGTTTTATTTCACTTGGTCCTGTGCCAACTTGAAAAGTATAAACAGGTGGTAAAAACTCAGCAAAAACTTTAGACATCAAGCCAAATTCAATTTTTTGTGAATGATGCAACCTTTTGTGAATGGCACTCATTACTTTTGTGCCACGCTCTAGCAAAGCGACAGTAGTTCCAACTGGCATAGCTTGGTTCATGTCGCCAACATTCATGTCTGCTATAGCGGCGAATCGTTTACCAGAGTCTACTAATATACCGAGTAATTGCATCAATACATTACTAGGTTCTTTAATAGGTAACGGAATTAAGTTTTCTCGTAAAGATCCGCCTGTAGTATCTATATCTCTAAACTCGCCTGGTTGTAGTGGATCATCCTCATCTCGGATTCTCATACCTCTAGCTTTAAAACCAGCTGGTAAATTTGCTAATGTTCCCGCGTCAATAAGCTGCCTTAGTATTGAGGTCGATGCTTTTGATAGACCGCCAATCATGTGCGACAGTCCTAACCCATAAAAACCAAGACCAGGCATAAATTTATATTGCACAAAATAATTTATTTTATTTTTAAGTAGATCATTAGGTAAATAATTTCTGCGAATAGATAATACTTTTTCTGAGTCCTCTTCAATGGTGACTATGTAAGGTAGTTTAAGTCCAGTAGGATTACCTTGCTCGTCTACATCTTCAAAACCTTCTATATCCAAAACAGTATGTACTTCATAAACTGTTCTATTCCTATTTTCTTTATACGATGGTGAAACGCCTTGTATTTCATCTATGGCCTCTGCTATATCAGAGAGATCATCTGAATAACTTTCAGAACCTATGTCTACATTTGCGTAAAATCCAGACAGTTGTTGTTTTTTAATCTCATTAGCTGACATGCTAATAGCATGAGTAATTCTTTCGGCTGAACTTATGTCTGGTGCTTCATAAGGCACAATAAGATCCTCTGGCGGTATAAACTTAGAAACTGCTCTATTTAGAACAAAATCAAAATAAACTTTTTTAAATGTAGATCCTGCTAATGGTAAATAAAACAACATCTGATCTAACTCTGGATCATACTCTTCCATTACATTCATAATGTAATAGTTCATAAACTCTTGGACTCTTTCTGCTTGATTTTCTGTTTCTACTGTGCGAGCACCAACTATTTCTGTTTTTACAGGTCCTTTTGCTGGCAACATTTCTTTGTAAGCCTGTGCTTGGAATTGAGTAGCGGCTTCTG